TCTCCAATACTTGTTGATATGCTTCTGCATGACGTTTCTCCACTTTAGCAAGTGCGGCAAAACGTTTCTCTGCCAATGCTAAAACCTTTTTGAATTGTTCTGCATGATCTTTGCTTTCTTGAATCTGGAGATTTGCTTCCTTAGCGGTTTCTAATTCACCTTCTCTGGTAGCAATAGCAAGAAAATGTGGATACATTTCGGTGAATTCATATGTCTCACCTTCAATAGCAAGGTTCAAACATTCTTTGGTTGATGGTTTACCAACCAATAATTCTAAATGACCCCATGCATGTTTAATTTCTTGGTCGGCGGTTTCTTCAAAGTGTTTAGCAACATCTTCAAAGCCCTCTGCTCTGGCAAGTTTAGCAAAGTATCGATACTTGATGTGAGCCATAGACTCACCTGCAAGTGCGCTTTCTAGATTTGCAAGTGTAACCGATTTATGTTGTTTCATATTCATCCTTTTTAAAAATAATTTTTGGTCCGGCGTACAGGAATCGAACCTATATTAAGGGCTTAGAAGACCCGTGTATTATCCATTATACGAACGCCAGTTTTTATACTTCGAAATACTTTAATTTAAATTTGTCAGCACAATCTTCATAACCATCATAACCACGAGGATTACAAACAATACGAGTTGAACCAATCATGTAATCAAATGCATCATGTGTATGTCCATGTGTCCAGTATTTGATTTGTGGACGATCCATAATAAACTCAGACAAGTCTGAAGAATAAGCACCGTTCACCATTGTGTCATCTTGATACTTAGGCTTAGTCGATAACTTAGATGGAGCATGATGACCAACAACGACAAACTTTTCGTTTGGTAGATTAGCAACAACTTCATCAATCAATTTCAACATTGCTTTGTGTTCAATCACAGACTGTTCAGGTGTGAACTTGCCGTGTCTTGTATGAAATTCATTAATTCGAGCCTCTTTATAATTTGTTGAACCATCTTCATTCAAACCATAAACAGGCACTTTGTAATGAACCTGTGTGTCACTATTTTCAATAACACGATAATCATTCATGTAACCTTTGATGCTATACAAAGTATGTGGGTCTTCTTTGTTCATGTCTGTCCAAAGAGTACCAGCAATAAATGTCACATCACCACCAAAAGAAACGAATTCTTTTTCCATTACATGGACATTAGACAATTCAGATAATGCATCACGGAGTTGTACATAAGACTTCGCAAAGTCACCATGATAATGTTCGTGATTACCCATAATATAAATCACATTATCGAATTGTTCAGAACAATTCTCAAAGAATTTCATCCATTTTTTACTTCGTTCATAATCTTTGAAAGCCAAATCTTTAGCAACACAAATATCACCAGACAGAATCAACACATCAGCACCTTCGGTGTTGTTGAGTTCAATGTCACCAAATTCTAGGTGAATGTCGGATGCAAGTGCGAATTTCATTTTAATCTTCTTTAGTTTGTTTAGTTTTAATAGAGAGCATACAAAGGACCGCTAAAAGGAACCACCAACCAGACCAATCATAAAATTGGACTAGACAAGCAGTACCAGAAAGTATTGCTAGATTATAACACAAAACCATTGCAATGTCAAGGCTACTTTTATTCATAGTTATCCTTTAACTTTTTCCAAAGAATCTTTTCGCATGTAGTGTAGTTGTTGTGTCAGAGTTGGTGTTGGTGGAAATTTAGTCACAGGAATAAAATCCACACCATCAATCTGTTTCAAATCCCAATGCGAAAAGGTATAGTACACCTCTGTTGGAGAGAGGCGATTACGCATTTTAATATATTTTTCAGTTACAGGTTTCATGGTTTAATCAACATAAACAAAAAACAAATAGCCAGCACAGCAAAGGTTGGCAATCGTCCGAATAGTGCTCCTAAAAAAGCACCAATAGCAAAAATACTTGTAGGGGTTAAAGTAGGGATTGAAAGAAGTTCCATGTTAGAATCCAAGTTATTTACAAGGATTCTAACAAACTTTACAGGTTATGGCAATAGGTCTGTTGTTTTCCTGCTACCAATCTCAATCTTACGTGGTTTCTTTTCTTCCGGAATAATGTTTTCCAGATTGATAACCAATAAGCCATCAACGATATCAGCATCTCTTACGACAACCGTATCAGAAAGCACAAACTTGTGGGAAAAATCCCTTGTACCAATTCCACGGTGTAGATACTTATCGGATGTTCTGGCAGTTTTGATAGCGCCATTTACGTATAGTTTTCCACCCTCTGAAGTGATTTCAATCTCATCACGTTTGAAACCCGAAACAGCAATTTCAATTGTGTAAGTTTCATTATCTTCTTTGATAATGTTGTAAGGTGGATAAGTTTGAATTTTAGTACCTTGTCCAAGAAGATTATCGAATTCTTCAAAAGTACTAAGAAGCCGGTCGAAGCCGACAGTTGAAGGTAACAAAGATTTGCCGTATGGCAATGATAGATGTGTCATAGTTTTCTCCTAAAAGCGAGTTGATTAAAAGTGATACCCCGAAGGCATATCAGCTGGTTACTTTATCCAGCGCCTACTGACGAGAGGCAGTTCAATTGCTCGGACGCCTTTTTACCGTTGACATCAAACGGCCCTAAGGTGGGCTAAATCGGCACATGTGTACATTTTACTAGCCTTCACATGTATGCTAGTTCCCATCCCGATGAGATACTTTTATTTATCCATGGATTGTGGTTTCTTGCCAAGTTTTTTTGTTATCGTGAATTGCTACAGTACAAGATTCATATGTATCGATTTGATTATGTGTTAAAAACTTAATATTATTTTTTCCCAATAACCACTCAGTTAAAGCATAGACACTATAAGGTTCGGTTATACTATCTCTACGTTCTGTACGCACCTCACAATATTTTAAAAATTCGTTTGTTAAATTAGGTTTACTAATAATAACAAAATCATCTACTAAATCCGTTTTCATACCTCGATTATAAAAGTGTAAACTATTTCTTTTAGGAAATATCATATCTGCATCATCAAATAAAGAATACACTTCATCAAAATTTAATTTCCAATGAATGTCAAAGTCGGAATATAATCCACCAAATTTATCCATTGTTGTATATCTAGCTAATTGTAATTTGTGAAATAAACTAGCCTCTGAATAAAACTTATTAGACTCGAAATCTAGGTCTGTCCAAATTTTAAATTCATAATCTGGATTCATTTGTTTGGTTCGGTTAAAATTATCCATAAATTTTTCTGGAATTTTTTTATTACCGACCCAAATATAATGCACCAAATTGTTAATCTTTTTCATATACTGAAGATAGATTTATTTGTCTGTGGCTTGTGGTTTTTTACCAATATTATATTTTGGTACCAATTCCCAATCTGCTTTTTCTTTGTGTGAAATAATCTTCACTTGAGATAATGATACTGTTGGTTCTTTAGTTTGTTCTTTTGTAACAATCTTAATCAGTTCCCAATCTTCCAATAAATTAGCCACAGTATTTCTACGTGCAATATCATTTTCAGTAATATCGGTAGGTTTACCATCTAAAGCAAACAGTTCTTTGAAATGGGTAATGTAGTATTTACCTTGCTTGTGTAGTATGTGACAAGACTGATAGAGTACTTTTTCTTTTTTTGATGCAACACCAATCCGTGTGAGTGTCTCTCGCACCTTCAAAAAATCATCTTTCTGGTCAAGTGTCACCTCCACCATATCTTCTATTTTAATCATCGTTTATTCACTCCGCCTTTTTCTAGTTTTTCTTTTATCAAAGCGATTTGTTCATCTGAAAGAATACGTAGGGCTTCTTTGGCTTTTTCATTAGAATAACCAAAATACTCCTTCACACATTCTATATCCCTTATGGCCGTGGCTTTCTGCCACTTTTCAAACTTGCGTTTAATAGGCCTAACGGTATTTAGAAGATATTGGTATTGAAGTTTTTGAGGGAGTCCATGGTTCATATTCATCTGGTTAGCATAGAGAATGCAGTCCATATGATATGAGAGGGCACGATTTACGACAAACGGTACATAGTCCTTTTCATTGTCAAGTACATCTTTCTTTGTCTGTAGGATGCTTGGAACGATATCTTTAAAGAGGTCAGCCATTTCACTTAAACTCACACTCAATCATAAATTCAGTCAAACATGCAACCAAGTTAATCTCTTGGTCAGCAACGAAAGCGGCTTGATATTGATACTTGGAGAGAACCAGGACAGCAGGAGGAATGCTTTCTGGCTTGAGAAACTCATACATGTTATCATAAATCTTACGTAGAATTGTAGCAGTATCCGAGTCAAGATTATTAGTTACCCACTTACGTGCAGTAGTAAAATCTTTGGCTTTGAGTGCTTTGACCAACTCGGTAATATTTACATCAGAAACAACGGCAAGAATACCTTTGTCGATAGTCTTACCTTCATTTGAAGAATAACGTTGAAGTTCATTCAGAATACGGCGATTGTCAGGGAAGTGTTTTGTAATAACAGCGGCAACTACCGACTTATCATATGTAACACCTTCTTCAGTAAGCAACCACTCCACACGTTTGAAGAACTGTGCGGCCATCTTGGCTTTCTGACCATTCTGTAATTTGAATTCAATCACGGAACAACGTGAATGAATTGCCTCCATAATTCTGTTCTTAAAGTTACAGGTAAAGATGAATGAACAATTTACAGCAGTTTCTTCAATAGAACCACGGAGTGCGGCTTGTGCGTTTGGAGATAGATAATCAGCCTCATCGATAATGATGACCTTGCGGCCACCAGAGAGGCTCATTGATGATGCATAGTTTTTGACTTTAACACGGATGTTGTCAACACCGGTTTCTTCCGAGCCGTTAATGACGATGTAGTCGCATCCGACTTCTTCGCATAGGGCCTTTGCGATTGTAGTTTTACCGACCCCTGCGGATCCAGTAAGTAGCAAATTTGGGATTTCTTTTCTGTTAACATATTCCTGAAAGGTTGATTTAATAGATTCTGGAAGAATACAGTCCTCGATTTTATGAGGACGATACTTTTCCACCCAAAGCATTTGGTTGCTTTCCATTCACATTCTCCATAGTATAAAACATAATCATATCATATTTTACGCCAAGAGTCATTCTCTTTGACGTATAGTTTACCATCAGGACCTGGTACAATTTTCACTTCAACACGGTTTTCAGTTCCAGGTTTATAAGTTGGACCTGTAGTAAACAAGTAATAACTGTTAGTACCATACAATTTAGCTGGTGGCATTTCTTCACCGTATGTTGCATTCAATTGCAATACAGGTTTACCTTCAAGTTGTTTTTCTAACTCAGCAGTTGGTAGTTCATCTTGTTTATAAACAATTCGTTCTTTGACTTGTTTATAACCTTCAACACCAACTGCAAGTAGACCAACCAGCCCTAGACTTTTTGCAAAACTTCTACGGCTTGTTGGGTTCATTTTGTTTCGGTCATGCCGAGATAGAGTGCTTCGAATTCGTTATCTTCAGTCACTTCTTCTTGGAACGATTGCTTGTGGTGAGTCTTTGCCATGCGGCGGATCACTTTTTTAGGAATCTTGAAGTTATCATAAAGTGCATTGATAACATCTTTGATTGCTTCTTTGTGTGAATCAATAACTACCATCTCATTTGAGATTTCGTTCAATGCATCACGGATTGATTTGAGTTGGTTCTCATCAAAAGAACCATAAAGTGTAGTCACGGCTGTCATAATTATCCTTCGTACTTGGAACCAGTTTCTGTTGTGATCCAGTATTCAACATTGACTGTTGCGTTCTTGAAGTGACCAATACCTTTTGAAGAAATGGTAATGTCATAAGAACCTGGAATCAACTTCAAGTTATCTGTTGCAAAAACCATACGATACTTTGCACCGTTTCCTGCAACATTCAGTTTTGTTGAGTTAACGTGGGCAGAGTCATCTTTTGAATCAAAGGTTTCAATGCTAACAGATTCACCATCAGAAGTGAAAGCAATGTTTGGAGAACCAAGAACAGAAGCGGCACGTGTGATCCAATCAAGGTCATCAGGTGTAACTGTGAAAGAAACTTCTGCATTGTCCATGTTTACTTTCTTGTCTGGTGGAACAAGAATAGTTTCTTTGGAAGCCTTGCGGTAGTTAGTTTTGGAACGACCAGAGAGTCCAAGAATTGTGATATTCTTATCAGAGAACTCAAGTTCTGGTGTATCAGCACGTTGCATAGACAAGACACCGAGGAAGTTATTCAGGTCGTGAATACCAAACTCATCGTCAAATGTGTCTTTCAATTCAGCTTTTGCTAGAATGTTTTTTTGTTTAGAGATAGTCTCGATAACATTACCACGCTTAACAAAGATACCTTCATTAATAGTAGAAAAGTTTTTGAGAACGCTTAGTGTGTCACTCGATAGTTTCATTACAATACTCCTTTGATTAATTCACAATTATACTTGAACCGTAAGATTTCATCAAGCATCCTACAATATTATTTTTCAAGTCTTCCATAGTACCTTCATTATCGATTGTATGGTCAATGTGACCACCAATCCAACTCCATTCAGATGCATGTACACCAGATTGTTTTTCCATAAAATTCAAGGCTTTTAAGTCACCACGATTAGCTTTACCTGCAATATCATACCAGTGAGGAGTGATACCACGTTTAATCTCAATAAGAATACCACCATTGTTGTTTA